AACACGACAGCGCTTATCGCCGGCTTGGCGGCCGCGGTAGAGCGTATCGAAGCGCTCGAGACGCAGAACGCTCTCATAACGGAGAGCTACAAGTTCGCTGCCGACCAGTTACGCGGCCTGTATATGTGCGGCCCTATCGCTATCGCGTTCGACGCTATCCACGAGAAGTTGTCGAAATGAGTACCGAGGCTGTCGCTAAGGCGCTAGATCGCCTTGCTGACGCGTACTTCGATCATAACGAGATCCTGCGTGCGCAGCTAAAGCTCACGCAGGAGCTTTCGGACGCTCAGAAAGCGAACCTCCAGGTTACGCGCAAGCTCGAGGAACGCCTTACGGGCGAAATCGAGCAAGCTATGTTGCGGCACGCCCGTGGAAGCGCTTGAAACGCTCGAAACGGCGCGTGAATCTGCGCAGGACGAGCTAAATTTCGCCGAAATAGCGCTTTTAGAGGCTACGGCGCGCGCAAAAGCCGCCCGAACGGCGTCTGAGCGCCTCGAAAACGCCGTTTTAGCGCTAAAAGGCGATTCCCGAGCGGTAATTTCGGGCGGAAGTACCCCTATTAAGGCGGAAACTACCCCCGAACGGGAGCAAGCCGCTAATTTAACGCCCGAAGAGTTTGACGCACAGCGAAAGCGCCGTCAGCGCCGAAAAGCGAAGGAAAGGCGCGAAAACGACCCTTACGGTAACGTAAAGTGCTCAGGATGCCAGCGCGTCGGCACGCTCGTCCCGACGCTCGTAAAAACGATACCGATGCTCGTCTGCTCGAAATGTAACAACCAGATTATGCAGTAGCCGAAACGCTGCCCCGAACGCGACGTTCGTCGCCAGGGAGCCGTCCCGGCCAAAGTCCTTCCCTCCGCTTAGCGCAAGGACGGCTCCCGAACTCACTCTGAGGACTCTCTATGGCGCTTTTACGCGACGCTTATCAAATCGTAGCTGGCTCCGGCCTGCATGTGGCCGTAGCGACCGCGGAAGCGACGCAAGCCGTTACGCTGAACAAGGTATACATTATCTCCGTGAATACCGATACGTATATCCGCTTCTCGGGTACGGCGGTATCTGCCGCTGATGGCGGCTTCGATCTTTTCATGCCTAGCGGTACTACCGCCGTACTTCGCGCTACTAACGCGACGTTCCGCGCGATTCGCGACTCCGCCGACGGCGATTGCGGACTTAGTGAGGTTGCGATAGCGTAATGGCCCAAAACGACCTCATCCTGTTTAACCAGCACATTGAAGGGCTGGGCGACGGTACGCACGACCTGGACGCTAATACGATTCGTGCCGCCATCATCGACAGCACGCAAACGCCTGTCGCGACGTCCGCTGACCCTCGCTGGGGTGCCGGCGGTACTGTAAACTTCGACACTGACGAAGTGACGGGCGGCGGCAACTATACGGCCGAGGGTCAGGACATTTCCGGTACTTGGTCGCAGGCCGCAGGTACAGGGACGTTCGACGCTACGGACATTAGCGCGTGGTCCCAGCACGCCAGCAACCCGACAGACGCTCGCTGGATCATCGTTTACGACGATACGACTGCGGGAAATCAGTGCATCTGCGCTGTCGACTTGGGTGCAGTATTCGATATGACGACAGGCGACCTTACGGTTGCCTGGAACGCCTCTGGCATTTACACGATCTCGTAGGAGGCACCATGCGCTGTCTTAGTAATATGTTCCGTACGCACAAACCGAAAGTTACGTTTACTCCGCGCCCCGGGGTCACAGTCGAGCGACGAATCGGGCGTTGCGCACGTTTGCAGCGTTCGATAGACAAGGCGGTAGCGCGCGGCGACCACAGACGCGCGGGACGCCTTACGGAGGAACTGGAGGCGCTGAAAGGCGGTCTTTTGGAAGAAAAGGCCGACATCGACGCTATGCTCCGCGCCGAAGAGGCGTCTTAGTGCCGTATTCGCAGCGACAGGTCAAAGAGCTACAGGACGAGCGTACAGGCGATCCTCTAGGACGCGGATACGCCGTGATGACCAACCTAGAGTTTTGGGAGTCTGTTACGGCGGAAGACCGGGATAACCCGAGAATAGCGATGAGTGCGGGAGAGATATTCGAGCAAATCAACGCGACGGAGTTCACAGCGCTTAGCGCAAGTGACCGAACTCGCGTAGATAGAGTGCTGGGGCTCGGCGCCGAGGTTATTATAGGACCGGGGAACGCGCACCAGGCGGTACAGGAGCTTATCGCCACTTTCGGAGGTGGGTCGAATACGATCGCCGCGCTGGCACTTTTACGCGATCAGAAGTACTCCCGAGCGGAAGAACTTAGCCTGCCGCCGCCCATACTGGCGGACGTCAACCGGACGACCTAATGGCCGAAACCAAGATCACATACTCCGCGGACGCCGCGCTCGCCGTTACGGAGTGGGATACAACGCTCGCCGCTGGCGAGTTCGCTACGTCCGCAATCTTCGACAACACGAGTACGTTGTATATGGACGTGCTGATTGGCGGGATACTGGAACTTGACGCGACGACCCCCGTCGTCGGCGAGACTCTCGACGTATACATATCCGCGGCGTACGACAAGGATACCGCCACAACCATGACCGGCGGTATCGACGCGCTATTCGACGCGGCAACGGAAGAAGTCGAAGACACGGCGTTCGTAAAAGCGAACCTGATACTCGTAAAGTCCGTGTCGCTCGAAGGAACGACTCCCGCAACGGCACAAGGCTACAACTGGGGACCGATAGGCGTTGCGCAGTTTTTCGGGGGCGTTATGCCGCAGAAGTTCATGCTGACGCTGCACAATAACACGTCAGGTACTTGCGCCGCCGGCCCGGTCGTCAATACTGTCGGTATAACCTATACTACGGCGTAACCGTGGCTATTGTTCGCAAAATACCGTGGACGTCACAGCCGCCAAACCCCGTACACGAATTTAGCGAGAACGAGTACGGCAGTAAGTGTGTGTGGGCGTTTGTCCCTGCGTGGGGGCAGCAGCAAGACGGTAAGGCAAGTTTTCGTAGCGTAGGGCAAGTAAGGCACTACGTAGCGTCTGCAGGCTCCGGAGGAGGCGGAGGCTCGACAGACGTCTTGGCGGGGAATTATGGCCCGAACATAGGGTCTACCAAAGCGTTACGCCTGCGCGCAAGCGGCGCTACGACGGGCTACCACGCGACTAACGCTGACGCCGACCTCGGCATCAAGTTTAACGATAACGCGCTAACGCTAGTAGCTGTTGTAAAACTTAACGGCGACGGCGTTCCCGGCGGCGGCGACCCGCGTATCTACATGAAAGGGTCTAGCTGGAGCGGCGCGGACCACGATCTTATGATCGGCATGGTATCTACGGGGCACGTCAGGTCGAGGACCAGGCGCGCGTCGACGGTAGATACCAACGTAACGTCTTCTATACCGGCGGCGGACTCCGTCTGCCTGATCGGAGTTACGCTAGACTTTAACGGAACGAATACCATACCGTACGCGTTTTTCCTGGACGACCAGGGAAACTTCGACACCGAAAACGACGAGAGCGGCGCGGGGGTATACAACCCGCGCACAACGACTACCGAGGCCATAGGAACTACGGCCGGCGCTACTTCGCAGTATTTCGACGGCGACATAATAATGGTCGCCGCGTTCGACGGCTTCTGGGGCGGCTCGTTAACAGACAGCACTAAGTACCAGAAGTTCTTCGCCAATCCCTGGCAGATATTTGCGCCCCGCACGCAGATCATAAACACGCACGTAGCGGCAGGCGGTGGCCTGGCGATAAGCGCGAACGCAGGCAGCCTCACGATAGCGGGACAAACTCCGACCGCTGCTACAGAGCGCGGTATCAGCGCTACTCTCGGCAGCCTGACGATCGCCGGGAGTAACCCGACAGCACTGCTAGACCGCACTATCGCTGCGAGCGCGGGCGCTCTTACGATCTCCGGGAGCAATCCTACCGTCTCCCTTGATCGAACGATAGCCGCAGCGCTAGGCGCGCTTACGATTACAGCGAACAACGCTACCGCCGCCACGGACCGGACGATCGCAGTCGCACTAGGCACGCTCTCGCTCGGCGGACATAATCCGACGGTGACACTCGCAGGCGAGTCAGGAACCGTAGCTCGCGCAAGATACCTGGCGTTCCGCAATATACGTCCGCGGGGCTTCATGTAGACCGGAGGGTCTCGCCTTTATACGCGGTAGCGTATAAACCCGCCTTATACGCTTTCGCGTATAAGTTGCATAAAACTAAAACTCAAGCAAAGGTAATAGCATGGCAACATCAATGGAATCCCTCACCACGCTAACGGCGGTCGCTTCGCAGCAGTCCAGTCCGCGGCAGTTCCAGGGTACGTTTGACATCATTCCGTTCACCTTCAACATTGAAGAGGACTCCGTCGGCGCAGAAGACTCTTCGCAGGCCGACATCACGGTAACAGGCGCCGCGCTGGGAGACTTCGTCTTCGTAGCGCTCGGCGTAGATGCCGTGTCCCTACAGGCGTACGCGTTTGTCGCCTCTGCCAACACCGTCACGATCGGCATACAGAACCTTGAGACGGCTGACGCGAACACTACGCTAGCGACGGTCAGCAAGGGTAACGGCTTCGTACTGAAGCCGAAGGCTAACGTACTCGCTTGGGGTCCGTAAGCATAATCGAGCGTGATGGCAAGGGCAGGTTTCTGCCCGGCCAGAGCGGGAACGCCGCCGGAAAGCAGAAGGGCCTGCGTAATTACATTACGCACGAGCGCCTCATGCTTGAGGCGGCGTTACGCGACTACGTCGCAGATCCGGCGCAGAGCGAGAAGCTACTCAAGGGCATCGACCGTATTCTCGAAGTCGCGCTAAACGGCGAAGACAAGACGGCCATGCAGGCGATGAAGCTCCTGCTCGACCGCGTAATGCCGGCCATGCCGGTGAAAGAGGCGGAAGAGGCGCAGAAGACTAACAAGCGCCTCGAAATCGTTATACGAACCAATCCCGACGCCACAACGCCTATCCAGGTCATTAACGGCGAATACACCACCATTGAGGACAATTCAGATGGGTAACCCCAAAGAACGTCAGACGACCGACAGCGACCAAGGCGGCGAAGGTACGCGCAGTTTGCACCAAAAGGGCTGGGATCCGATGACGAAAAACATCGGCACGCCCCCGGGTAACACCGCTGCGCCCGTACCCCCGAAAGACGTCGGTACGAAGTAATGCCTACGCAATCGACAGACGTCGAGAACGCGAAAGGCCCGCTGTCCGTCAAGACGCACAGTCGCGACGGCTCTACGACGCAGCGCGGTAGCGCGCAGAAGATCGCGCGCGAAGACTCCGTCGGCCAGCAGCACATCACGGGTAAGGGCGGTAAGAATCCCGGCGCGACGATACGCTAGTGTCTGACGCAGCAACCCTGGAGCGCATGAGGCGCGGGCAAACGACTGACGAAAGCCAGTAGCGTATGGCGACGCTCGCGTTCAACCTGCATCCCGCGCAGCGGGAGATACACGAGCACCTGGCGCGCTTCAAGGTGATATTCGCAGGACGTCGTTTCGGTAAGACCGTCTACTCCGTCATACGTTGCTACGAAGAGGCGTTATCGTCAGAAAACTCTCGCGGCGTCGTACTGGACGATACGTCCGAAGTAATCTACATCGGCATCGACCGCGAGCAGGCTAAACGTAACGCCTGGGGCTACTTCAAGAAGTTCGCGTTCGAGATCGAAAGTGCTACTGGACTTAAGTGTCGCATACTCGAAAAGACGGTCGCGGTAACGCTTCCTCCCGAATTGGGAGGATGCACGATACGCCTGCTGGGGATGGACGATCCCGACGCAGCGCGCGGCATGAAACTACGCTTCGCGGTACTCGACGAGTACGCCGACATGCCGCCGCGGGTATGGCCGGAAATCATCCGGCCGGCGCTCGCAGACTGCCGAGGTGGCGGCATGTTCATCGGTACGCCGAAAGGGCGTAACCACTTCTACCAGTTAGTCGAGGAGCACATCGACGACGAAGACTGGGGAATCTTCAACTACTCAATGGACGACAATCCGTTGATTCAGGAGGACGAGCGTAAGGCGCTGGCACAGGAGTACGCGCGCGGAAGCAGCGACCTCTATGAGCAAGAGATCAAGGGCAAGTTTATCGCTAGTAGTGGACAACTGTTCACCGATAAACAGTTCAAAATCGTCCCCGAACTTCCCAAGCTGCGCTACGACTCTTTCCTTGCTGTCGACCTTGCCGGTTTTGTGTCCGACCCCGACCGGAAGAACGAAAAGCGCCGCCTCGACGACACCGCAATCGCCGTCGTTCACGCGCCCACCGACTCCACGAGATGGTACGTTGGTACGATCGCGCACGGAAAGTGGGGCGTACGTGAGACAGCCTACCGAATCTGCGAAGCCGCCCACAAAAATAAAATAAGCATTATCGGCATCGAGAAGGGAGCGCTACTTAACGCCGTCGAGCCATATCTCAAAGAGTATATGGCGCGTTACAACCGCTGGTTCGAGATCAAACCGCTCACGCACGGCAACCAGCGCAAGTACGACCGCGTACAGTGGGCGCTGCAGGGACGCGCTGAGAAGGGCGATATCTACCTCGTAAAAGAGGGCGAAGACACAGAGCCGTGGATCGACAAATTTATCGACCAGGCCGTAAGTTTCCCCTCGAAGTACGTACACGACGACCTGATCGACGCGCTGGCGTACATCGACCAGCTAATCCCCGAGAAAATCGGAAATTTCGACTTAGAGGCGTGGGAAGAGTCGACACAGTTCGTACCACTTGACGCTGTCGCAGGATATTAATGGCTAACTCACAAATCGTACGAGAGCGTAAAGTAGCCGGCGGCGATGATAGCCGCGACCTTCAGGGCGGCGCGCGCGGTACGGTCGTTGGCGACGTTATGGGCGACATCACGCCCTGGCGCGTGCTCCGCGACGGTCAGTTCGAGGCGCTGTACGACGAATACTACGCCAAGTGGCGCGG